GCTAGATTGGGTTACGGCATGAAGCTGCTCGACGCCTTCTCGCCCTCACCGCTTCCGCCGCCCTTGAGCTTGGTGTCGTCGAAGGCCTTGATCTGGCTGATGTTGTTGCCGGCCGCGTAGTCCTTCGTCTCCTTCTTGACAGCGACGGTGAGGTTGACCTCGAGGTCACCTTCCATCAGGTCGAGCCACTCTTCGAGGTCGGTATCGGGATTGGCCTTCTTCCAGTCGCTGTACTTGCTGCCGGCCGAATCGGTGAACTGCTTGAGAACGAAGGGCGAGTACGGCGGCAGCATCGCGTTCGTCCAGAGCTTGCGGTTGGTCGAAGGACCGCTCTGGACCGTGAACTCGAGACTGAAGTATTCGTTCTCCGGATGCTTGGCGCTCTCGCCAGTCTCCTTGGCTTCCCAGCCGGTGAAGAGAGCATGGTACACACCGCGAGGGATCGGATCGAATCCGCCGCCCTCAACACCATCAAGGTCTACTACAGGCATTTCAAACTCCTTGGATTAGGGTATGGATCTTGGTCATTGTAGGATCCAGCATTACCTCAGGCATCAGCGAGGAACGATCCTTGCAGATGAACTCGTCCGTGCTGCTGGAAAGCACGAACCGGTGGAGGCCTTCTTCACCGTCTTGGTCAGGCTCGCCGGTCAACAGATTGACCTTGACGTGCTTCGCATAGACGAAGAGAACAATGTCCATGAAGCCTGCGACTTCCTTCTTGAGCTTACCGGACAACATAGGGTTCTTCTTCACACGGCCCTTGGCGTCTTGCTCCTCGTTCAGGAGGGCTGTGAAGATTGTGTGCATAGGCAGATCGCGGAACCTACGAATGACTCGACGCATCTGCTCACCAAGCTTGCCCCATTCACGAATGCTTGGCACATCCGGATCGCGCTCCTCGTCTTCCTCGACGACCGCCTTCATAATGTCGCCCATGATCATCTTGTTCACTTCCGACAAGCTGTCGAGGACGAACGTCTTGTAGCCGTGATCGGTTGTGAGCAACGTCTGGTAGACCTGAACGAGCTCCGCAGTATTCTTGATACGTACTACGTCGACTTCTGGGTAGAAGGCTTTGAGGGAGAACGCTCCACCTTCGCAGTCTCCAATCAGCACAGGCGACATGTCTGCGACGGCAGCTGAGCTACCGGCAAGAACAGTTTTGCCTGCTCCAGGGTCACCGTAGAGGAAGATGTTCATCCAAGCTGGAGCTTCCTTCACGGATGACAGTGTCAGTCCGGCAAAGCTCCGTTGGGTTAGTACGGATAGGTCAGGCATTCGTTCTTGTCTCCTTCACGAAGTTTTGTTGTAGGATCCACTCGTAGTCCTGACCTTCCATCTTTGCGAGGCAGGGAGCGGCTGTTGGACAGTTGTCGCAAGACCAACGACCTGGATGCGGATAGATCCGAGGGTCATTGATCATGTCGGCTGTCTCGTTCTTGATGCGCAGGCGGATGTTCATCAGCTCTTGCGTGTTGCGATAGATTGGTGTACGCCGTACGTAGACCGTTCCGTAGTTCTTCAACCACTCTAGATGGTCCTCATACAGTTCGATCGGTTCGCCAGCCTCGGTGATTGTCTTGAGGTAGATGTCGTGACTCGTGTAGGCATTCTGTGCTACACTGAACCAGCGGCCAAGTCGTTGGACTTTGTTCTGCGCTGGCGGAACTGGGTAGCCCTTCAGGATCTCGTTGTAGATAGCACCCGCGATACGAGTCCCTGTCATTAGACTGTAGCCCATGATGTATGAGCCCATCTGTTCGTCCATCTCGAGGAAGCGAAGGTTGTCGGGCATCCGCGCAGTGGTCTTATGGTCAAGAATCCAGATGCGGCCATCAGCGTCTTGGACCAACATATCAAGTCGGCCACGGAAGACAAGAATGATTCCGAACGAGTTCGGACAGTACTCGAGCTGCTCTTTATAGGTGTCATAGACAGGCACTACGAAGTCGTACTCTACACCTAAGGGCGTCAGACCTGCGTCGAGGTCACGCTTATACACCCATTCGAAGTAGTGGTACATCATACCTTGACCAAGGTCCATGTGCTCTTCGAACTTCTCGCGCCAGTCGTCATCGAGCACTTCCCGCTTGGTGACTCGAAGGTAACGCTTCTTGGTCTCGTTCATGTGATCACGGAACGCTTGGACAGCATTCATGATGACCGCTTCGCGCTTTAAACCGTCAGCTAGAACAAGCTCCCAAGTCTTGGGGTCGTAATAGACCTCTTCGCCTTTATGGAAAGCCGAACCGAAGTAGAAGGGTGTAGGCGTCTCCTCAGGCTTCCAGCCTTGTCGTAGATCACTTAGCCAGTTCCATCGCTCTCGGCACCCTTTGAACCCCTGGATGTCCGAGTTGTGAATGAAGACCGGAGTTAGTCCCTCCGGGAAATCGCCCATGATGCTCCTTTACTTGTACCTCTATTATATAGGAAGGCAAGCGCTGACTTCAACTAAGATTTCCCCTTCAGTTTGTAATGAGACCCATCGCCTCGAGGATGTCGCAGAACTCTTTGACAACCTTGTCGTTCTCTGGATGGCCTGCTACTGGCTTGACTTCCCACATCAAGAAGAGGACTGCATGGTAGTCGTGCTCGAGATAGTTCCGAACAGCTACTTCCGCTTCGGCCCTTCGAAGGGGTCCGCTCTCAGCCCAGCCAAGTCCCTGCTTGTGCATCAGGATGGGATGTCCGTTCAAGTTCATTTCTTGTCGTCTCCTAACAGTTGTTTGATCCAACTCCATTTGAGTCTAACAGTTTCCTTCTTGTCTACTTCGACTGTGTTCTCCACGAAGATGTCAATGACATCGACAATCTCAGTCTGGCCCATCCGGTCGAGGCGATCTTCTGCTTGTTGGTTCTTCGCGGGAGACCAATCGCGGGACAGGAATATGATACAGTGCGAGCGGAAGAGGTCGATACCCTCCCCTCCTGCACCGATTGTCCCCAGGAATACATTCACGTCTCCTCTCTGGAAAGCCTCAACTGCAACGATGCGATCAGGTTTGCTAACGTCTCCAGTTACCTTAACGAACGGGATGCCAGCCTTCTCGAGCCGCCTCTCGTACAGTGTCAGCAGCTGCTTGAAGACCGAATAGATGACTACGGGTTCACCTTCTTCGAGGCGCTCCTGCATTAAGTCCCAAGCTACGTCACACTTAGGACTGGGCTCACTCATATGAACCATGTCGTCCTTATCGATGACACAGTAGGCGCTGGCGAACTGTTGCTGCCTAATCAGTCTGGTGATGACAGCATTGGCGATCATGGGTGAGAGCTCGTCCTCGTCGGTCGCTCCCTCCTCTTCCATCTTCGTATGAACCCAGGCGACCATATCATCGGTCATCCCTGCATAGGCGTTCCTTTGGAGTTCGGACATCTGGCACCAGTACTCCATGGGGTTCTTCTTGAGGTGGGGTAAGACTTCTTTCTTGAGTCGTCGAATCGTGTACATCGACGTCAGGTGCTGAAGCTCTTCCTCATTCTGCGGTCCAAGCATCTTCATGAACCGTTGATTGCCAAACTCGGCCATCTCCTGCTTGACATACCTCTTGCGGAAGCTCCAGTAAGATCGCCACGTGCCAGGGTAGAGCCAGTTCAGAATGCTCCAAAGGTCGTCAGGCCTCCCTGTGGAAGGAGTGCCACTTAGGCCAAGCTTGAACTGGGCAGGAACTTTCTTGAGTGCCTTCGACCGCTTAGCGTCCCGGTTCTTAATATGATGCACTTCGTCAGCAATGATGTGCAGCCACGGAACAGTCTTGAGATAGTCGTCCAACATGATCTGGACAGCTTCCCAATGGATGACAAGTACGTCTGCGTTCGAGTTGATGAACTCCATCCACGAACGGCCACGTGCCTTGGCGTCTAGCATTACGACCTTGAGATGTGGCTGCATCCAGCCAAAGTGCTTGTACCAACTATATGTGACAGCACCTCCAGGGCATATAACGAGCGTTTTGCCATTAGGGAAGTCTTGGCGCCTAACGGCATCGAGGGCAACCGCCATAACGGTCTTGCCAGTTCCCATCTCGTCAAAGATAGCAGCGTTCGGCACACTAGGTACTCCGAACTTCTGCACCGCCTCTAACTGATATGGTCTTAGTTCAATCGGCATCTGTGTGTCCCTTAAGAATGTCTTCCCGAAGTAGGTTTCCGCAATCACGGCACCAGGAGAATCGTACCAACTCCTCGTGCTCGTCAAGTTCATAGCTCCAGTCAATGTGCCGCCAAGGAATGCGGTGTCGACACGACTTGCAAAGGAGCCCGAGCGCACGACCGTCTTTGAGTTCCTCCAAGCTGACACGTGTGGATTCCGAAACAAGTCTGCCTTCAGTTCGTCTTTTATGCCAGCGAACCTTCGGCTGGTATTCATAGTCCGAGGAACTCATCCGTCTTCTTCACGTCTATGACCTTGCGGCCACATCGACATGTCTCAACCTCGATGTGTTTGTTTCGGATATGGTAGTAAATGTTTTGTGGCGTGAAGTGCCTCAGTCTGGCGTACTCGCGCGGTGTTAACAGACCAACCTCTTCTGCTTGGTCTTCCAGCTCGAGACGATCCAGGTCCTCTGGATCCATCGCTGCTCCTTTCGCAATCGAGTTGTGTTAGACCATTGTCTACGTGAGTCTAACAAACCCTACGTCGCGAGTAACCGATTAGCTACCCGCACTTACAGACTCGAAGATAGAGTCAATCCTTACCAATCAAAAAGCCGACAACTAAGGCGACAATGAACGAAATGGTAATGACTGCTGCAGTCCACCTAAGGGTGTCGACGATCATCTTGCTTCGTCGCTGTCACGCATATCGTGACCGACTGCATCCTCCACGATCCGCCTACCATGAGCCAGGCGATCGTTGGACAGCTTGGTGTAGGTCTTTGGCCCCCGGTTGTCAGTAGGTGAAGGAACAGTCCCATCAGCGCGGATCTGAACAACCCAACGCTCTCCAACTTCCGGACAACGAGTGTTCTCGCACCGGAAGAACTTCAGTACACCATCCCCACTTGGCGCCTTGCTCTCGGCTACTTCCTCCCCAGGCTGCTTGCACTTCGGACAACGCTTGGCCTCTTCGAACAATGTGTCAGGCACTTAGGGCCTCCAACTTCTCGACGCGCCTCTCCAGCCCCTGGATATATTCCCACATATCCTTGACGCGCTGGTCAGCTGCTTGCTCCTTTGGTGTGTCCTCTTTGAGAACAGGTTCTGCGTGTGACTTCCACAGGGCGGCCGTGGGTGGTTGAAGCATTGCCCATTGGCTGCCGTGGCCACCTCCTCCGCGACGCAGTTGCCGTACACAATCCATCGCCTTGAGGGCACGCATGATTGATGTGTAGTACGGATTGCTCAGTCCAACACTTGCGACGAGCTTTGTCAGCGACCCTTCGTAGATTCGCGTCCCCTCAAAGATGGTCGCTTCCTTGTCCATCTCTTTGTACACCTGTTCGCTGTAACCGTACAGCGCAGGCAATGGACTCATGATTCCTGTCACTGGTCCCTCCTCTCTAGTTGTAACCGCATCCTAACGCGGCTGACTACTTCCTTGTGCTTCCGCAATGTGAACAGCTGCCAGATCTTGTTGTGCTCCTCGTCTACCAGTATTTCTGGTATCTCTTCATCGATGCCGTCAATCCACATCCCTAAGATGTCCTCGACGACCTGTGCCTCGGCGTCACTCAGCTCTA